ATGGGAGAAGAAAAAAAGCCTAAAGACGAGGCTAAAAAAGAGAAAAAACCCGTAACCATTCAACCGGTCAACAACGGCTTTCTGGTTTTTATACAGGGCGTTCCTACCGAACAAATCAAAATTTCAGCTACGTTAGATTCAGCTTTGCAGTTGGCCAAGAACTTACTGAAATAGTTTTCAGACCATTGGGCTATAAGCCCTTTGGCTTGAGAATTAACAATTAACCATAAAATTATGAACGGCAGGACAGCCAAAAAGTTCAGACGAGAAATAAGGCGCGTCTACTGGAAAGGCCTTGCCCGAAAACCAAGGTTCTGGCCGTGGTTTCTTTGGGAATGGCTTATGAGACGCGCTTATTTTGCGTTTTTCGGAGCCAAACACGTTAGATAACCAAGCAGATCCATCTCAAAAGTACCATTCAAAATAAACCCATCGTTTTCTTTCCGTAATCTCCCAGCATAGCGACAGCCCTAACCCAGTCAAGGCGATGGATAAGCCTAACGGCTTACCCACACCTGATGACAGGCTTGGGCTCCCAGCCGCTTTATGCATGGCAGACGGAAAGTAAAACGGTCTTTTCGTTCTTTAACATAAACCGTTGTGAGGAGGTGATTATGAAAAAAGACAAAAACAGGCTTGTCGTCGGTTCGCGCGCTTGGGCCGACACTATACCGGAATGGCTTTTGGAAGAGATAAAAGCCGAGCGATTGATGCTGGGAATGGCGTCAATCATCAATCCTGAAGCGGAAAAAGTGGGCGACGCTGAAGTATGTGCCTATTTAATGACCGCTTCGCTGGAAGCGCCCCTAGGCTCCGACTACACAAGTATCTACGTCTATCTCACGGCAAAACTGATGGAACGGCAGGGGAAGGATATTCCCGATTTTGCCGCTGAGCAGCTTAAGAGGGGGTTATCTTCCTATGAGGAAATGGAATTGAGGGACTTGCGATACACCATTTACCAGAAGCGCGGCGGTGATATCGACACGCCGATTTTGAACGTTTTGAGAGAGTTGAAAAAGGGCAAATTAAAAGAGCCGTATCCTGAACAAATGACGCTATTTGAGGAGATGAGAAATGTATAGCCCGAAAATTGATAAACAGTTTATCCCGCTTCTCTATCGGGAAGCAAAGGAACTGAAAACTCCCATGACAAAACTGATCAACCGGATTGTCAGGGAACATTACGAAAGAAAGGAGGCGAGAGATGAAAGTCAGGGAAGTTTTGAACCAGATATTAGACAGGTTCAAGTCGGGTGATTTACCGCAGGCGGTCGCCTATTCGGTTTTCCCGAGGTTCAACGTCCCTGCAAACAGTTGGAGTTTTTTAAACCGCTTGACGCTTTTTATTTCAGGCACGCAGGACGCACGGGGATACCGGCAATGGCGAGAGGTCGGCAGGCATGTCAAAAAAGGAGCAAAGGCAATTTATATTCTGGCTCCGCTTTTGAGGAAGAAAGCAGACAAGGAAGACAAGACGGAGGACTATTACTTGATCGGGTTTATATCCGTGCCGGTTTTCCGGGTAGAGGATACCGAAGGCGAGCCGCTTGATTATCAGAAAATCGAATTTGATTTTCCCTTAATGGACCGAGCGAAAGAGTGGGGATTGGATATATTGGCCGTCAGCGGAGGCCAGGACTACTACGGCGCTTATACGGGTAAAGAAATCAGAATGGCGACACAAGAGGAAATCGTTTTCTTTCACGAACTGGCGCACCACTCCCATAAGCTTGTTTTAGGGCAGTTAAAGGGAGGGCAGGACTGGAAACAGGAAATAGTGGCCGAACTTTCAGCACAGGCTCTTTGTTATCTCTACGGGGCAAAACCCGAGACGCACCTTGGCAATACCTACAACTACATTGAACGGTATGCAAAAGAGTCTCAACCGCCTATGACGCCGATTACGGCTTGCCTGCAAGTCTTGGGCGAGGTCGAGCAGGTGTTAAGCCTGATCATCAAGGGAGGAGGTGAAGAAAAAGAGAACGGGCAGATAAGGCAGGTAGCGAGGGCAATTTAAGAAAGGAGAGAAAAAATGGCACTTAAACAGATTGGCGTTTTATGGAAGAAGCAGGGCAAAAAGACGGGTTTCTTGTCGGGAATCTTAGACCTCGGTGTGCTGGGTAAAGTGAACATTGGTATATTTCAGAATGAGAAAGAGGCGGAGGACGCCAGCAAGCCCGATGCGACCATTGTTCTTTTTGAAAACGAGAAAGCGGAGGACTAATAGTTTTCCACAGCTGCAAAACAGCAAGCATAAAAGAGGCAAATATTTAAGGTTTGCCTCTTTTGATTATGGCTAATATTAGAGTGATAACGGATACTTGACAGCTTTCAAATTGCTTGCTATACTTAATTATATAATCAAGAAAATCCCTATCCTTAATTTACTAACCCACCTTTTTATGGCCAATATCTATATCCGTACTGACAACCAGACAAAAGGCGATTACAAAATCGCGATTGAGAAGGTCAAAAAGTCCGGATTCAAAACCACTCAAAGCGAAATGGGGGAACTCTTAATTCGCAAGTGGACTAATAAAACTTTAAATAAAAACAAAACAAATGACTAAGTATTCTAAAACCTATCGTTATTTGAATCCCACCTACTGTATAGAACCGAAAAAAGAACTCGCCTTTACTCTCACATGGTCGGCTATCATGGCCTTCTACGCAATAATAAATCTAATCAAATAATTTTATGCCCACAAAACAATCCACAACAAAAAAACAATCAAAAAATGAAAAACAGGGAGTTGAAGAAAAAGAATTACAGGCCATTGAATCACCAAAAGGAAAATTAACTTTAGTCGATACTCCAATTACTCAAAAGCAGATTTTAACAATCTTTCAAAAGACACCGGCAGAGCATATTCATAACAGACCGGCAAAAGGCGGTGGCAACTGGGATTATGTGACCGGAGTATATGTTAAAAAGGTTTTAAACTACACGTTCGGTTGGCTCTGGGATTTTGAAGTCATAGACAAAGGCGAAGTTAAAGCAGGGACAAAAATCGTTCAAATTTGGGTGCAGGGCAGATTGACCATTCGGGACCCAAAAACTCACGAGCCGATTATTATTAAGACGCAGTTCGGCGGGGCTGATGTTAAATATATGAAAAGCAACGCTAATCAGCCTCTTGACTATGCCAACGATATGAAAGCGGCGGCAACCGATGCCCTAAAAAAGTGCGCTTCTGAGCTGGGAATCGCCAGCGACATTTACGGAAAAAATGAGTTTAAGGAAATAAACGTTAACCGACCAGCAGTAAAGCAAACCAAACCGCAACCAGCTGGGAAAGCAACCCCCAAAACTAACGTTGATTATCTTGCCAAGTTGAAAGACGAACTGCGAAAAAGGGGCGCTGATTCATTGCCTGAGGCGCTAGCGATTTACAACAAAATTACAGGTGAGAGCATAAAGTCTTTTAACATAGCGCAGACGACCGCTCAAAAGTATCTCTTTTCACTTCTTAATAGCCCAATGGGTAAATAAAATATGAACCCAAACGAACAGGGATACTCCTATCCCGAAACATCAATCGAGCCATACGATATATGGCGAGAAGAGGAACTAATAAATGATTAACAAGTCCTTTTATGAACCAGCCAACAAAAACAACCAAGCTTTACAAAAACACAGTCACGATTGACTTTTATGAGAAATACGGCAGATACAGCCATATTTATATCAAACGCGAAACGAATGAATGGCCGATATCCGTTACCGGCGCCACTTCCATTGTAGATAAATCCCGACCTCTTATCTTTTGGGCCGTTGGCCTGATGAGAGACCACCTTTTAGAAATAGTTGAAAACGGGAAAGCTATTTTATCCGACAACATCTTAGAAGCCAGCAAATTACACCAGCAGAAAAAGGAAGAAGCGGCCAACAAGGGCTCCGAAGTCCATAATTGGATAGAGCAATATATCAATTCAAAACTGAAAAAGAATACCGAAAAGCCAACGATGCCGAAAGACGAGCAGATTTTAAACGGCGTATTGGCTTTCCTCGACTGGGAGAAACAGCACAAGGTTAAATTCCTAGCGACTGAAAAATTGATTTATTCAAAGAAGCACAATTACGTCGGCCTTATGGACGCAAAGGCCAAAATTGACGGCAGAGTTTGTGTTGTGGACTTTAAGACGAGTTCCGGACTTTACAATGAAATGAGGTATCAGGTTGCGGCCTACCAGGGCGCTGACGAGGAAGAAACAGGCGAGCAATACACCGGCAACAGGTGGTTGATCAGATTCGATAAGAACACCGCAGAGTTTGAAGCCCACGAGTTAGCTGACTTTAAGAAAGATTACAAAACATTCATTGCTTGCTTGGAGGTCAGACGTAGGGAGAAGGAATTGCAAAAATGCAAATAATTTACTGATTATTAAAATGTATGTTTAAAGTTCCAAACCAATTTAGAATAACAAAAGGATATTTTTCTTCAGATGATAGCTGCGGCAATAACGGAGCGTTTCAGATACCAAGAGGAAATAACGGTAAGTACTTTTTTGTTATAGCAAGCGATGGTGAGGGGTGGGAACACGTTTCGGTATCTTTGCCAAATAGAACTCCTACGTGGGAAGAAATGTGCTTAATAAAAAATATATTTTGGGATTCAGATGATTGTGTCGTTCAATATCATCCGCCAAAATCTGAATACGTTAATAACTGTAATAATTGTCTGCACCTTTGGCGTCCTGTGAATAAAAACTTAGAAACTCCGAATAGCATACTCGTTGGATTAAAATAATTATAACATCATTTATGCGACTAACATTCTACGGGACAATCAACAATGGAAAATTAACCCTTGATAACCGAAATATCTTTGAAATGTATCTTGGCTCATCCAAGGGCAGGGTGAAAATAACTTTGGAGCAATTTAAAAAGGTAAGAAGCACCGGCAAAGACGGTGAACGGAATATGAATGGTTATTATTGGCTCTATCTGAATGTCATAAGTCAAGAGACAGGCGACCATCCAAACAATCTGCATGAGTATTTCAAAAGAAAATTACTCCCCCCGAGTATTGTTATAATTTTAGCCAGAGAAGTAAAACTGCCAGCCACAACAACGAAATTATCGGGAAATGAAATGTGGGATTACATGGTTAAAATTGAAGAATTGACCGGCATACCGATTCCACCGCACCCGGATGAGTTGAGTTAAAAATTATAAAGCAATTATGCCAATAGGATATAAAACAGAAGAAGGAACATTGATAGTTTATAACGTCTGCACAAAATGCGGGAGGTTTTTAAAGTTTGATGATTGCGAGGCATTCTTTCACCATGAGGGATATAAATTTGAAATATTTGGGGCCGTAAGGGCAGAAGGCAATTGCCCGAGATGCGGAAAGGTAGAGTTAGATTTTGAATTTATGTGATAATATAAATATATGAAAGGAATCATCCTTTCCCTTGCCACTCTAATATCAATCATTCTTATCTGCCAGCCTTTCCCTGAATATATTTGTGCTAATGTTTATGTGCCGAGAGCAGAAAAAGCAAATATAGTAATTGCCAGCTGGTATGACTACGACATTAACGGAATCGAATGGAGTAAAAATCACCGCACGGCCGCTTCAAGAGATTTGCCAAGATATTCAATGGCACGGGTTACGAACATTGAGAATGGCAAAAGCGTTGAGGTCTACATCAATGATTACGGACCGGAGGAGTGGACGGGTAGAGATATTGATTTATCAAGCTATGCTTTTAGCAGAATAGCAGACTTATCGCTGGGGCTGGCTAATGTGAAAATTGAATTATTAAATTAGATATATGCTTACAGTATCAATATCAATTAACGGAAATGTAATTTATACAAGGTCTGGTATCAATCGCTTACAAAAATTAGGAGTTTATCTTTGTGATGACGGAAGTAAAATAAAACATAAAAGAGAAGATGGTGCAGTAAAGCTAGCCATTAAAGCATTAAAAACTATTAAAGAAGTTAAATAATATGTCTTTAAAAAGCGGACTATTCAACGAAATCAAAAACGCCTATCCGAATATGTATTCCTTGGAACGAGTAGAGGGCTATGCGAAACTTAACGGCTATAAAATCTCAAATTCAGAGAGACGCTTGAGAGAATTATGTGAGGGTGAAAATCCTTTGATCAGGGCGGTTAGAGGACAAAAAGGATATATTATCGGTTATATTTATCAGCAAGAAAAGAAACTTGAAATCCCTGTTTTGGGAACGATAAAAGATAAAAAGATAGACTGGAAGCAGAGACCTTTATTTGAAATGAGAATAAGAGATTAAAATGGAAATAGTAATTGGAAATGGTGAAGTGGTGTATGTGAGTTGGTGGGTGTTGTTGAGTATGTTGGTGTTGTGTGTGGTAGTATGGAAGTTTTAAAAGAGAACCCAGCAGACCCACCCTGATAACAAAAAAGCGACAAGGTATAAAGCCGCAAGGGCATTGACACCTTGTCTTTTTTTATTTACCTATATTCCGAGTTGTAAAAAGCCAATAATTATGATAGATACCGCTCACTTTACATTCTGGGGGTTGTAAAGTGCGGTTGTTTGAAATCTATCCAGACCTAGAACCGCTCACAGCTGGCAGTTCTTATAGCCAACTATTCAACTTCCTGTATTCTTTAGCCCTTCTTAGATATTTCACCAAAGACCACGCCAATAAAGTCAATTCCAAACTGGGGACAAAAAAGAAAATCGCTCAGTTGTGCGAATTGGATTATCTAAACTGTAAAAATTCGCAAGTCTATACAATCACAGAGAAAACAAGGAAACTTCTGGACGAGCAAGGGTTTAACTGTAAAATTCTGGCTAAGAAACTTACAGGTGAAGGCAATGACCACGACCTAAAAATTACAGACTATATCCTTGATGAAAGGTGCAATCCTTGGTTTTACTCAGTTATCTACCCCTTTTTTGACTATCTAATTCCTGACGCCTGTCTGATTTACAAAAACGAAAGCACTTACAAAATCACTTTTTTGGAAGTTGAAAATCCTAAAGCCGGTTGGGACGACTACCTTGAAAACAAAAAGTCCAATTACAAACGGCTGGCTTCTGATTACGATGTTTACGGCAAATGGTGGAAGGTGTGGAGTGAGAGGTTGAACATACCTTACTGCACGGAAGAGGAGTTTTGTTTTAATGTCGTTTATGTAAAGGGGGAATGAATGGAAGAACTAAAAACAATTAATTTACAAAAAACAAGGTATATTTTTTTAGCTTGGAGATTTTTGGGTGGTTGTGTGGTATTTGCAGCAACCCTGTTTGCTATAAAATCATTTTCAGATATAACAAAACAGGAGCGCCTAATTAATATAGCAATTATTGCCATATCATTTGCTATTTTTTTTATTATATATAAAACACTTTTGTCAGAAAATTATTTAAAATGTCCTTATTGTAGCAAAAGTGTCCTAATAAAAACTGATTGGCAGTGTCCGTATTGTAATCAATTTCAAGGTAAAGATAAACATATTTGGGAAAGTTGCGTACATTGCAAAAGGTTATTAGAAACAGCATATTGCGAACATTGTCATAAGGAGTTTAAACTATAATGGCTTACACAAAAGCAACCAAAGACGGTTTGGTGCCGTTTACTGATAATAAGCGGCCACTTAGAAAAGAAGAACTGCCAACTTTTAATTTGTCAGACCTTAACTATACCCAGCTATACCGAGATTTACAAAAGACATTTGATAGAGGAAAGCCGGTATTGTTCAAATCGTTTGGTGTAAAAAGAGCCAGACTTGACGTTGAACATCAAGAGTGGGTACTACATCAAATAAGAAACTTACGAAATATAAACTCGGAGTTGGTTAATTTAAAAGCCGAGACTTTTTTGAATGAGCAGGTGTTGACTAATCTGATCAACGGTTATCAGGCTGAGGCAGAACGCCGTTCAGAACTTATTATAGAAGAACATCTTACAGCGATTTATGAACTAAAAACGAAGCGTGAAATGCTTGACCTACAAAAGAGAAGTGTTGAAGCTGATGTAATATTAAAAGAAGAAAAAGCTGAACTAATAAGATTTATCCGAGGTAGTATTTCATTCCACGACTTACGACCGCATCATAAAACTATGCTAGCCCAAGCAATGCTTTACCCGGATGGAAATGCCCGTCAGGATATAGAGATGTTAGAGGATGTTAAACAGTACATCATACAGGAAGCGGAAGCCAAAGCCAGATTATCAATAGCGACTGCCGAAGAGAAGGAAGCCCAAGCAAAAATAGCTAACACGACAGCAGACCAATCGGTGTATAATCTTGATAGAATTAGGAATAAGCCTAAAGGCGACTGAGGGCCTGCCAATAGTTGAAGACAAAGACCGCTTCCGCCATACCTACCTAATCGGCAAAACCCAGACGGGCAAGTCCACCTTTTTTTTAAATTTGATTAAGCAGGAAATGGAAAGCGGAGCGGTAATTGTTTTGGATCCAGCCGGAACTTTTGCCGAGACCGTAGCTTCATTTGTGTCACGAGACCGACTTGTCTATGTAGATAAAAATCACCCGTTGGTTATTAATCCGCTTGACCGGCCGCTATCTAAATCAGAACTGTCAAACGACTTCATAGAAGTAATAAATAACTGCATTACCGGTTCAACTCCAAGTATTGAAATAACGGTTTTGATGGCCGAGATTATCAGGAACGCTATCAGGGCTATGCCTGATAATAAACGGAACATAGAATACCTTGCCGATTTCTTGAATTACGAGCATCAAAGGAAAAAGTGTGCCGACGATAATTACTGGAAGCATTTTGACGATAAAGATAATCGGGGTTGGTATGTTTACCGCGAGAAAAGAGAGAGCGCCCAGCGCGTTGCTTCCAGGTTATCGGCTTTTTACTTGGATGAGAGTTTGAGGAGATTCACTATCGGCAAAAACGAACTTGATATCAAAAAAATTGCCGAAGACAAAAAGATAGTCTGCTTTGACTTTAAGGGACTGGATAGCGATTTGATGATTTACCTTGGCAACCTCGTATCCACCGCGGTCAAATCTTATTATATGCGGGAGGCGACAACAAACAGTCCGCCTCTTTATTTTTACGCTGACGAGTTCCATAACTTCTTTTCACCGGCATTTGACAATATGCTGTCCGAGTGCGCCAAATTCCACATATCAGTAAATCTGTCCCACCATAGCTTTGAGCAGATTGATAAAAAGACATTGGACATAGCTTTGGGCAACTGTTTTACCAAGGTTGTTTTTAACTGTGGATATATCGAAGCCGAGCGCATGGCAAAAGAGTTTCAGAAAAAACCCGAGGACTTTTTAAACCTGAAGCGATATGAAGCGCATGCCTTAATCGGCAATGAATCGCACCATATCCTAACCTTCTCCCCACCGAAAACTACCCCGAGAAAACAGGTAAACTGGTTAAGAGACGAGCCGACTTGGATTAAATGTTATAATTAATATAGGTCTCCTGGCGGATATCGGCACTAGCGCCGCCAGAATCTATCAGTCATAATTCGTTTCCCTATTGGGAATGTTCGCATGAAAGCGGATAGCCAACGGTGAATGGCGGACTGTAGGTTATAGCTACCGTCTGGTTCGCCTTACCTGGCGGAGCGATTTGAGACCGTAAAAAAAAGATTGGGGGCGGGCAACCGCCCCTTTTCTTATGTTATAATGAAAATAGGATAACTTTCTTAAATATCTTAAACCTTTCCCGACCAAAAACCACCAGAACATTTCAAATTTAACAAAAACCGAAGGGAGGCAGATTATGGCAGAGTATTTAGACTTCAAGGAAATATCCAAAACTCCGTTCAAGACGGTTTTGGACAAGCTGGAGCTTCCCTATGACGAAGCCGAGGATTATATGAAGGGCGAAGGTTTTATTGTCAATACGCAAAAAAACCTTTACTTCAATCCGACCGGCGATGATAAAGGGAGCGTGATAAACTTTGTGGCGCAACAACTGGGTATCGGTTTGCGTGATGCCGCTACTTGGGTAAAGAAGTTAAACGGCAACGGCCACCGAAAAGAGGCTGTCTTGCCGGAGTACCAGCTTACCTACCACAAGGAACTGGTTAATCTGGGTATACCAGAAGAAATAGCCCAGGACTTTGAAATCGGCTATTGTAAGCGGGGTATTATGTCCGGCAAAATTGCCATGAAGATCCGCGACGAAAAAGGCGAGAAGGTGGCTTATATCGGCCGGGACATCGATAACGGCAAATACTTCTTTCCCAAAGGCTATAAATCGGCCCATATCTACAACCTCTGGCGTGTCAAGGATACAAACATAATCCTGACCGTATCCCCGCTAGATGTGGCAAAAATAGCCTCTCTTGGCCATCACAATGTCGTCGGGCTGATTACCGGCAATATGACGGACGAGCAAGAATATCTGCTAAAGAGATGTTTGCGGATATTTGTTTTGCACCCCCGGCCTGAAAACATTGTCAAGCGGTTGTCAAAATGGGCGTTTGTCAAGGCGCCGGACATATCAAAAGTATCTGAATTGAAGCGGGAAGACATCGAGGCTCTTTATTAAAAAGTTATCCACAGAGCCAACTTGCGGGGTTGGCTCTTTTATTTTATAATTTAAGCAAAGAGAAATAAAAACAAGGAGATGATGACAAAATATGACGAATTAACCGACCTATTTTGTGAATTAAACCCAGATGAGAAATTGATCATAGTTTGTCATTTTGTTTTGAAACTTCCCGTTGAACACATAGCAAAAATAGAAAAAACCTCCCAAGAAACCATTTATAGAATATTCCGCCGTGCCAATAAGAAGCTCTTAAAAGTTCAAAACCACAGCGAAGTTGTGAGCGCCCTGCAAGAAGTAATTGCCCCTGAAAATTGAGAGGGGCTTTTTTGTGCTATAATAAATGTAGAGATAACAATGTCTTATTTATTTTTATGGCAGGGAAACTGAAAAACGCAAAGCACGAAAAATTTTGTAAACTGTTTGCGAGCGACGAAGAGTATTTTTGCAATGGAACACAATCATATTTAAAAGTCTATAGTACTCCTAAAAAACCAATCAAATACGAAACCGCGAGAGCCAATGCCTGCAAATTACTAACAAACGCTGACATTTTACAGAGAATAGACGAATTATTGGAGCAGGCTGTTTTAAACGATGAATTTGTTGATAAACAGCTTGGAAAACTAATAGCTCAGGATGCCGACTTTAAAGCAAAGGTGGCGGCAATTAAGGAATACAACCAGTTAAAACAAAGAGTTAAAAAACGAATTGATAAAATTGACGATGAGGGGGTGCATACAACCGAATATGAAAATTTAACCGATCAAGACTTAGATGGAGAAATCGAAAAAAGACAAAATCGAATATCTCAAATTACTTGATGAAAAAGAAAGGAGAGTAAGCCTTAATCCTTTAAAATACGCAAAACAGCACGACAAACAAAAAGAAGCGACACACGCATTAGAAGTTCTTAAAAAAACGATTATTGCCTTATTTTGGGGAAACCGAGTAGGCAAAACCCAATGGGGCGCTCAAACTGTTGCCAAAGTTGCTTTAGGCGAACATCCAACTATTCAGCCAGGGGAAATTTGGAGTTTTTGCCCGTCATTCGACGAACAAAAAGACACCACCCAAAAGAAAATCTTAAAATACATACCAGTACACAGAATAATCGATAAAACGTGGCTTAGAAAAGGCATTTTAAAAGAATTAGTTATCGACGCTGGAAGCGGACGAATATCAAAGATTACTTTTAAAAGCTACGAGCAAGGCAGGGAAAAAGCCCAAGGTGCCGGGAAATGCCTGATCTGGTTTGACGAAGAACCGCCAAAGGATATTTGGGAAGAGGGTTTTGTCAGGCAGGAGGCAGGCATAAAATTGCACATTATACTTACCATGACCCCGATTAAAGGAATGACGTGGGTTTACACCGATATCTATCTTAAAACCGATAACCCCGATATTTTTGTCAGCAAGGCTGGCTGGAAACATAATCCTTGGCTTACTCAAGAGCAGATAGCAGTGATGAGCCGTGGTCTAACGGAAGCCGCTTTGAAAGTCAGACGGGACGGCGATTTTGTTAAAATGGTAGGACTTGTCTGCGGTTGGTTTGGCAGGGAAACACATTTAGTAGACATTAAAGAATTGCCGGACGGTGATACATATTTTGGAATCGATTTTGGCTTTTCGGCTCCAACAGCTGGACTTTGGGTAAGAATAGATAGGGAATTTAATTTTTGGATATTTGACGGTTTCTACCGCAGGGAATTAACAAATCCCGATATTCAAAAAATTATAAGACTGAAAGAGCAAGGTGTAGGGAGAGTTATCAGAATTGGTGATAGCGCTCAAGCGTCAGATATTAAACAGCTTAAAGACTCTGGAATTTCAATCGAGGGAGTGAAGAAAGAGCCGGGAACAAGCAAGGAGAATTGGGACGAATATAGAGCGAGGTTAATGGAAAACCAAGGGAAAATTCAAGAAGCTACCGGAAAGCCTAAGATATTTATAAGCAAAAATTTAGTTGAAACAGACGAGAACGGAAACAAATATAACTTTTTAGTAAAGGAACTTGAAAACCTTAGGTGGGAGGAAGTTAAGACGGAAATGGGTATTGAGCAAAAATCTATCTGGGGCAAACAGGCAAAACACGCCATCGACGCCCTATCATACATTTTAGCAACAATTAACAGGCCACCCGAAGAAGAGGACGATTACGAAGAAGAGGAGGAAGAGCCGATGTACCCCGGTATCGGTGTCTAACTTTATAAACTATGAACGCAAATAAAATAATCAAAAATTTGGGAAGTGAATTAAACAAGGAAAGAGAGGAAATGGAAAAAAGAGTTATAGAGCATTTCCTTACCAGAACTATCAGGAGAAAACCAAGATGGCTTCCCACAATAGTATGGAATTGGATTTTAAACAAAGTTTTATATTTAAACTAAATGGATTTTGAAACAAAACTGGACAATTTAAAACTTACCGATGAAGACCTTATAAAAAGAATTCAAACCGAATACCAGAATGCAATTGATTTCAGAAAACCCAGAATAGTTGATTGGCACGCCAACGAGGATATGCTTTACGGCAAGAAGCCAAATACTCTATCAAAGAGAAGTAATATCAATCTCTGGCTGATGCACGGCTTTGTTTATACCTTTCTATCAAAGATTAAAAACCCGCCCAGTTTAAAATTTGAACCGACCGAAGACGCGGATATCAGGAAAGCAAAAAAGATAACCTCTTTGTGGGAACTGGACAGCTCCCCGACCCGGGAGAACTGGAAGTTTAAAGATTTGTTGGGCAAAAAATCTGGCATGGCGTCCGGACGTGTAATTGACAAGATTGTAACCGAATATCCCTACCGGCACCGCAGGCAGAGAGTTGACCATTACGACTTTTTAATTGACCCGCTGGCAGGTGGAATATCAATCGAGAACGCCCGATTTTTGGGACAGGATAATATTTTCAAATCAAAATCAGACCTAGAGAACAACGAGGATTACGACCAAGCTGAAGTCAAAAAATTGATTGAGGCCTACGAGGAAGACAAAGAGGGCACGGAGACGGTTGACAATGAATATAAGGAAAAATCAAACCGCTTTGCCGTAATAGGAATGACGCCAGATAAATATCTGTCGTCTGGCGAGGGAGTCTATAAATTGCTTGAATGGTATACGCCGATTAACGGTGTCAGATATTACATAGTTTGCAATCTTGAAAAGAAAATCATTTTGAGAAAATGCCCGTTGGAAGACATCTTTAGCGCATATGAGAAAGACGCGGGAAACCCGCTTTATCCGTTTGACAGTTGGGCGTATTTCCCGGATGAGTTCAATTTCTGGAGCATTGCCCCGATGGATATTGTCAGGGATAACTTTCAGACAAGAAATGTCGTAATGAACCAGGCCGTTGATAATAACGAAGACAAAAATAAGCCGTCAATGTCGTATGACCCCGATATTTACAAACGTCCTGAACTTCTTAAACGAGATAAAGCAGGCCGAATAATACCAACCGCCAAGGGCAAAGACCCGAAAGCTGGCCTGTATATCCACCCGACCAACAGCATTTACGACCCAGCCAAGCTAAGTGAGATATTGGAAGATGTGGCGGCCAAGGTGACCGGCGTAACACCGGCAGGGCAGGGGCTTGAGTCAGGTGACCAGAAAGTCGGTATTTACTACGGCAATCAAGCCGAGGTAGCTGATAGAATGAGCCTGTTTGAAGAAAGCTACAATAATTTCAATATTGGGCTGGGAGTAAGATATTTAAACGGCCTGAAAGACAAAATGGAAGAGCCGATAGCGGTTAAGATGATAGGCGAGAAAGGGGCTGAGTGGGATGAGATAATGAAAGAGGAGCTTGGCGAGTTTGATATTTCAATTACCGGCGGATTGACCGAAGCAAGAAACGATGAAGTAGAAAAGAAATCCAAGCTGGAATATTTAGCCGCCAATCGAGAGAACCAATTGATAAATCCGAAATGGCTGGCTGAACAGGAATTATCCTTAATCGGCTTTGATCAAGTACAAATCAAACGCGCTTTAGCGGCCGAAGAAGCCAACGAGGATGAAATCAGCGAAGCAGCACAGGATATTCAGAAACTTTTGAATGGTGATAAAATCAGACCGAACCCCAAAGCCACCACCGTTTACATGCAACACATTCTTGATTTTTACCAAAAGACCAACCTTACCCAGATACAGGAAGCCAGATTTGCTCGATACCTTGAAATTGTACAGACTGTTGCTATCAGAAATACCGTCAGACAGGCTCAAATGGACGTTGACGCTAAAATGATGGAGATGTTGCCGACATTAGACGCTGAACAGCCCCAGCCACCGGAAAACAAATTAAATCCGAATACCAAAGGAGCAACAGTCAGGCGAAGTTCAAATATTACAAACGATATGAAACAAAATTATGCTGCATAATATGATAAGCAAAGTGAAAGAGAAATTTTTAACCAATGATAATCCAGACATTGAAGACGACACGCATACTTTTGAAGAGCAAGAGCGTAGAATTGACGACTTAGAGCAGGTTAAAGAAATTTTGGATAGCTCTGGCGGTAAGGTTATCAAAAGATGGCTTACGGACGAGATAGATGCCAAAATGAGGCAATTATTAGCCACCAAGATAGGCGATAGCGAGAGAGATAGCCTAATAAGCGATTTAAAGTCTCATGTAGACTTATTTAATAAACTTAAAGTCGATGACGAGCTGGACGGGATACGAGAATATCTTAACAGCTTGCTCGACCAATAATTATGGCAAAAGAAAAAAACCCTGTCGGCGAAGAACAAAACGTCGATATGCCAGAGGAAGTATCTGGCGACATCGTTGACAAAGAGGGCAACGAGTATTCACGAGACAAGGCGACTGAGATTTTGGTTCCAAAATCAAAAGAAAAGGCGCCAGACATAAATCTACCTAAACCGCCTGCACCTGTTGGAAAACTTCATGTCAAAGAAGTTAGCAAAGATGTAGCTGTTGTTGTTGATGACCAGGGAAGAGAAATTAGGGTTTATAATTCTAAAGATGGTATTAAAGACCCTAAAGGTGCGGCTGAACTTTACGTAAAAACGCATTAAAGCATTTTGACAACCAGCACAACAAGGCATTTCATTAGGAGTTTCCGATCGGGCTTCTAAACGCTTCTGCCTTGTTGTCGTTTAGAAATCCAAAGGGCACTCCTAACAGAGTGCCTTTTTATTTACTAACATACTAAACGTATGGACCCTAACGAGATAAACGCTCCAAACTCGGAAACAAAAGAGGAGTTTGACGGGAAGCAAGACCCGGAAAAAAATCAAGACGGAGATGGCACTCCGGAAAACAAGGGCTCGGAAGATGGCTCACCTTCCGAAAAAAAAGAGGGCAAGGATAATCAGGAAAAAGACGGGAAAGATAAAGACGACAAAGGAGACGATCTAGACGATAAAATTCCTGATTACCGACCGAAGCCCGAAGATAAAAAACCAGAATTGAGTTCGGCTGAAAAGAAAATTGTTCATTTGAACAAAGAAAATAAGGAATTAAAAGCTAAAATCGAAGAACTGAATAAGGGCAATAATTCAAAAATTAACGAAAAGGAACTTGAGGATTTAGCCAGCGAACTAGGGGTAAGCGTTGAGGCCGTTAAAAAAATGCAGAAGGTTTTTTCAAGCGGTAAGGACACTTCCGCTGTTGAAGAAAAGATTGACTCGCTTATTAGCTCCCAACGCCAAGCGGAAAACGAAAAAAATTTTTCCGCAGACTTCGACCGGTGGGCAAAAGACAATCCTGAAAGGTTGAGGTTAAAAGAGTTTTACAAAAAAATCGCTTTTGACCCAGACCACATCAACCTTAAAAATTTTGATGAAATGGAGAAGCACTTTTTTCCAAAGCCAGCCAAGACTAAAAAAACAGAAGCAGGGACGGCAGGCGTCAAAATTAACGGGGATACGATTGATTTTAAGAAGCTTACACCGGAGCAGGAAAAGAAGGTTATGGAAGATCCTGCTACTCGTAAAAAATATTTTGACTGGTTGGATGCTCAAGAATCCTAAAATCTCATTATGACCAACTCAATATTATTTGATGAACGGTATGCTCTGCGGTTTCAGGATATCCTCTCAAAAGTTGCTGTGGGTAAGGCAATATCCAATATGCGATTAGAAAAAATTGCCAGCTTTGGCCAGCAAATTGATCGCTATAAGCTTGATTTGAGCGGTATTCGAGTAAGAGACGAGGTTAGAACCCAAACCGATAGAACCGCAGACGACGTATCAATGTCAAAACAATATTTGACCGTTAATAACGGCAAATATATGGGTTTTCATTTGCATAAGTGGGACATCAAGCAGTTGGGTCCGCATAAACTGCAACTGGAAGCTGCAAAACAAAATGCTATCTCTATGAAGAATTATCTTGATGGAGATATCTTTAATGAAGTCCAAAATGCCGCCCAGGATTTAGATGACGGTGATATTGGCGGAAGCTCAGGCACTCCTATTACAATGGCTATTAATAAATTGGCTGAAATAGTAACTGAAGGCGCGGCTAAATTAAGGGCTTACAAAGTGCCTGAAGGTAATTTTGCCTGGGTTATTGATCCAAAAATGACGGCTGTTATTGAACAGTATTTAATGAACAAAGATACCGATTTGGGCGATAGCGCTTTCAAAAATGGTTATGTCGGAAAATTGTTGAGGAAGTTCGATATTTACGAGTCAAACAGCTTGACCTATAAAAACACCTTTTATTTGGGCGCTAACCCGACCGACGGCGACACAATAACCTTATCCCAAGGTGGAACTACGGTAACCTTAACCTTTAAAAACACTGCTTCTGTTGCTGGACAGGTTAAGATTGGCGAAAGCGCCGCTCTAACCTTGGACAATTTGGTTGCCTGTATTGACGCTTCTGGAACTGGCGATGGCACCGATTATTATGAGCCTTCAACCGCAGCCCGAAAGTTCTTACGAGATACTATCCGAGCAGATGCTACCGATGGCACAACCTATTTGGGCTTAGAATGTGTCGGATCTGGTAGAGTGACGGTTGGCGGAAGCTTGACCGACGCTACCAACAATTACTGGGGTACCGGCTATATCGAGACTTACATGGGCAAAAAAGGCGGTATTGATGTTGTTGTCCAGCAAGATATTGAACCTGATATTACGACTCCGGCTTATAGACCGAAATTAAAACTCGTCTGGGTTGATATGCTATACGGTAAGAAGACCTTTGACGATGGCGCAGCTAAATTCCTTAACTGCAAAATTGCCACTAATTAATTAACCGTGGAGGGGGATAACCTCCCCCTCCCCATTACCTATGAACACTAAAAACAAAGCAATTATCCTCATAGGAGCGGTTATAGTGGCCATCTTTGCCTTGGGCGTTGCAGTTGGTTTTTACCTGCCTGCTAATCAGGAAACTGAACAGGATTTAAGCCAGGTTGGCGGAGTATATTTTATCGGTGAGCGTGATTTCCCTGATGGTATAGCCGTTGACGGGACAACCGTCATTGACGAAGACGGCAATATTGATGCTCCAATCACTTCTACTACCGGTTCGTTTTCAAGCACTCTAAGTGTAACTGGCGCCGCTTCTTTGTCCTCATCCTTAACGGTCGGTACTAATTTGACCGGCACGGACGGGGTTATTGGCTATACCGACGATACCGCTTCAACTACCGATGAAGTAGATATCTTAACCTTTACCCGCACCCATTCAGACGCGACAACCGGAGCTGACGACGGCATCGGTTCGTGTATTGAGTGGCTGAACGAGGACGAGGACGGAAATGCCACCACGACCGCAAAAATCTGTGGAGTATCTTTAGACACCGCTACCTCTTCACAGGACGTTGCTTTAACGTTCGATATAAAAACTCAAAACGGTTACACTTATTTTGAGGGTATGCGGTTGGATGAACACGGTTATCTTGGCTTAGGCACAACCACACCAGACAGCAAATTAACTGTCTTATCCACTGGCACACAATTGAAGCTATCCTATGACGCTTCAAACTACGGCACATTTGCCGTTGGCTCCGGTGGTGATTTGACAATATCTGCTTCTGGTGGAGACATTTCTTTTGGTGATGATAATTTATCAACTACAGGAAATGCCAATGTTGGAGGCTTAACCCACGGGAACACAATGGTTGCCTCATCAACTTCAAATGCAGCAGAAACCCTATCGGTTACTGACCTTACCAGCTATTCTGGTATGGACTACACCCCAGGCGATTTAGCTGTCACTTTGTCAATTCCAGCCTCATCCACGTTGGAATCATTTATTTCCAATGCTGGTAAATGTTTTGACTGGAGATTTAGAAACCTCGATGAGACCGCCGCTACTTCAACTACAATCGCTGCCGGGACAGGCATAGATTTAGTTGAAAATGAAAACGGCGATGTTGTCATTGAAGGCGGAAATGAAGCACAGCTAAAATTCTGTCGTGAACTTGATACCGATATTACTGTCTATGTTGATGAATATATAGCCGCTGATTAGCTGATTAATTGAGGATATTTCTTGCCTCTCATTCTGGGAGGCAGGGCTATATTCTTAAATATAAACACTATGTTTTACAAAAAATTATCACAGGCGGGCAGCCAGCCGTCGGCAACAGCTACCGCCACCAGCTTAAAAAATTTAATTCAAACAGCTGACAGCAACATCACAGACGCGGATCTTGCCGGGATTGAAATTATCGAATTGAATCCGGAGGGCGACATTAGATATTTAGTCGGTGCAGAGCCTACCACCGCAAAAGGAATGGCTTTGCTTTCAGGACAGACAAGAGTTTTAGAGGGTGTCCACCCGAAAGACCTTTATCTAATCGCGTCTGCTACCACCAAGGTTAATATCCAACTTGGCTACGCTTCTTAATTTTTTAAATATATGACTAAAAAAATTCTAATTTACAGCGCATTACTTGCATTGCCATTTATGGCGCTAATCAGTTTTGGAATAAGTCAGATACCAAAAGAGCAAACTCAAATCATTACGCAAAATAGTGTTTCTGATTTTAAAGTCGGCAATATAACGCCTTTCCCAGTCGGCGCTCCGAGCTATTGGCAGGATAACGGCGATTATTTGACCGTAAGAAGTGGCGACGGGATTTTGATTACCGCCTCTTCAACTCTTACAAATTTACACGCCACGATTGCTGGCTATTTAACTGAAAGCGACTATTACGGTTCATCTACCCCTGAACATATCACCAGCTTGCCCAATTCAAGCTATATAACGCTTACAGATTTATCCGCTACTTCGCCTTTGACATACAACAGCGGGACCGGCGTGATTGCCGTGGACGGCAGTTATAACATTCCCTTGACTGGCTCAACAACCGAGTGGACGACTGCTTACGGCTGGGGTGATCACTCGACTGCCGGATATTTAACATCGGTTTCATTGTCAGACTTAACTTTAGACACAGGTAATATCTATATCGGCGATGCTTCTAATAATCCGACAGCTACATCGAGTTTATTTATGGATACGAATGGTTATGTCGGCGTAGCCTCTTCTTCGCCTAGCTGGACATTTTCAGTCGGTAGCGGCCCAGGAACGGCAACAACTACATCCGGGGCGTTTAGTTTAGGCAATGGATTTTGTATTTATGAAGATACATCAACGACAACTCCTAATATGACTATCGGGGCTTGTCCGTAAATTTATGAATAAAATAAAAAAAATAATATTATCTGTTGCAATTTTTGGTTTAATCATCGGAGTTGTTGGTTATCAGGCACTAGATACGAAAGCATCTGTAAATACTGGTTGGAAGACTGCAACTGTTGTTGTTTCTGCAGATAGTTGGACAAATCCAAGTTATGGTTTGGTTGAAGATGGAAATTCAGCAGAAACATCTGGGTCTCCTGGGAATATTAATTCATACTATGCCCTTTCTTGGGACGGTGGTTCTTCTTGGACATCATTTTATGGTGGACTTGGAAATCCAGGAACAGGTTTAATTTGGCAATACTGGTATTACGAATCACCAGCAGACGAAACTTATACTTGGGGTAGGACTTGGAGTGACTCTGAATTATCTGATGATAATTTTCAACTTCAAATCCGTTGGGGTGGGACTTCACCATATTTTTACTATATAGTTGATACATTTGGATTTGATATACCAGCTGGTGCAACTATTGACGGAATAAAAGTTGGTCAAAAGAATAGTTATTCCGGAGGACACGCTTTTATAGATTCATTAAAAGCTATTGTTTACTACACAGAAGCTGCAACTCCCTGCGAAGCTCCGACAGAAGGCACTATTTGGGATGTAGCATTATCAGAAAATTGTCATATTACGGATTACCAGCAGTTTAACGGAACTTTAAATTGTTTTGGCACAGGTTCATTTGTTGTTGATACAAACGGAACATTAGTAGTGGAAAAAATAAACTGCCCCGGAATAATGCCGAAAGGCACGGGCAAAATTATTATCAAAAATATTCCTTAAAAATTAACATAAATTTATGGAACTATTATTAGCAGCCTTGGCAACGGGCATAACAGAGATTGTCAAATTACTAAGCAATAAATTCGGCAAAGAGCTTAGTAAAACCATTGTGTTTGGTATTGTTTTCACATTGGTATTGGCAGGGACTTATTCAATCAGAACTGGTCTGGTGCCGATGGAATTATTAAAACAGTATATAGCCATTCTCACGGAGGCAATCGGTCTCTATCATTTGATTGTCAAGCCAGTCAAAAGCGCACTTCTTGAGCAGTAAATTTAACAAATAAACATAAAAATATGGAGCAACCTAAACCAAGGATACCGAGGTTTGTAGTTGATATTCTCGTTATGCTGATGTTTGCAGCTTACGGTTGGATATTTACAAGTGTCTGCGACAACATAGATAAAAATTCAGCCAGAATAGATAAGGTAGAAGACGAAGTTGACGACCTTTATCCTACATTTACGGAAATCAAGGAGCGTTTGGCTGGCATGGAAAGCACATTGGAATATTTAAAAAATAAAAAATAACCTATGTATAGCGACTATAACGACAAATGGCTTTTACTATATTTATTCTTTCTGGCCGTTTCGTTTTATCTCGCTTGGATTATTGTATGAAATGGGCCATAGCTGCCATTCTGATATTTATCGCTTTCTTATGGTGGTTTAATTTAGGGATATTTAATTGTTTTTAAAAATATATGTTCGAAGAAATAAAATCTTTGTTTTTTGACACTCCTCTGGGTTTAAAAAAACTTCCCCAAGACAACAGGGACTTGGGCTTTAATTGGCTTTTCGGGACTGATTACGAACCGAAACACAAAACAAGAGTCTTAGAACCGTTATCTGTTAAAACTCAAAAATGGAATACGTGCGGGTGGGCTGCTTCTGTAGCTTCGAAAGAAATAGATGAAAAAGTAAAACTATCAATTCGGGTTTTTGTCATTATTGGCAAATTTCTGGGCTACATATCAGGTGACGGTTTTTCCAACTTACGAGACAACGAGAAAGCCCTGCAAAAAATGGGAGTAGCCGAAGAGGGTGTAATCCCTGAATCGGCCGACTCTTGGGAAGAATACAGCGACACATCTTTATTAACAGAAGAAGTCAAAACAAACGCCGCCAAACATAAATCAAAGTCATTCTGGCGAATTTACAATACCAGCGAAATCTACAAAGCCATAGATGACGGCAGACCGGTTAAAATCGGCGTCAGGTGGTATTACGGTCTGAATATGTCAGGCGGATTTTGCTGGCCGTGGCTGTATAAAATTATCAGTTGGCTTGTCGGCGGACATGCAATGTTTGTCCGGGGTTATAATACCGACTACCAGGGACAGAAAGTCTTTATTGTCAGAAACTCATTTGGTATTGGCTACGGCGACAAAGGCGACCTCTATATCACCGAAGAAGACCTGCAAAAAGAAATAGAGCTTTACGGGGCATTCGCCAACCTTGATGAAACAGTGGAAGTCGGTAAGTGGCTGGCTGAGAGTCAAGGCAAGGTTGTTAAAACTATCGACAACCAGAATGTTTATCTAATCCAAGGCAACCAAAAGCGTTTATATCCAGATGAGCCAACCTTGATCGCCCACGGAAAAGACCTTTCTGACATAATAATTGTGGAAGCTGAAATATTAGACCAGGTGCAGGCCGGTGAAAAAATCAACTTCTGGGACGGCGGAAACGTCAAACAGGTAAGGGCCATGATTCAACAGAGAGAGGAGTTAAAAACAAAATTCAAAAAATACTTTAACGAATTATTTTAAATAAATGATTGGCGAAGAAATTTACAATTTAGCCAAGCAGGAAATGGACGGCGAGGAGTTTGAGAGCGAAGAAGACGCTTTGCGGGCAATGAACGTTGCTTACAGAAAAATCCTTGCCGAGCGGATTTGGGAAATTCTGAAGAAAACAACCACCCTGGCAGCGGGCACGACATCTTTAGCGGGAATTATCGCCCTTGATTTTGTTATTAGGCTTTGGGCAACCAAAGGTAAAAGTAATGATGAAATAGAGCTTACCAAGGGAAATTTTGGCGACCGTTACGATTACAATATAGATATGGATTACTGGATTGACCTGGCGAACAACCAAATCGGATTCCGCTATTCCGATGTTTGGGATGAATACGACTTGATTACCGATTATAAATACAAGCCTGATGCTTTGACGATGGAAACTGAGCCGGTATTTCCGGAAGATTATCACCCGAGAATAGCCTATGAAATGGTTATGGCTTTCAAACGAGGCGACGAAAGTTTTGACGGATACGCTGAAGTTGAACGAAAGAACAATGAACTGGCCGAACTGATGACCGACTGGAACGAGGGATTAAAAGAATGCAATTATTAATATGCCAAAAATCAAAAACGAAAAATCGGTTGAGGTTTTCGGACAGGGAACTATTAACGTCATAGGCTCTGAACTTATCAAAGACGGCGCGGCTTCAGCTTCCCGAAATTTCATTACCTATCTTGACCGCATAGAATTAACCAGAGGCAGAAAAATAATCGGAGCTGAGGAGAGTGGCAATAATCCGGTTAAAGGTTTATGGGCGATTGAAAAACCAGACGGAACTTGGCTTTTACTGCGAAAAATCGGCACGGATTTACAATATCTTGATAGTGATGATGTTTGGCAGGACATTAAAACCGACTTTACGGCCAGCGAGGAATTATCTTTTGCCAATTCATTCACTCCGGCAGGCAGGCAAGTTTGGTTCTGCTGTGCTGACGGCCTTTTTAAATTATATCCCTCCAGCCCTACAAGCGTCATTGACTTAACTGACGATACTAAAAATCCGAAAGTCAGAAGTAAGATTTTAATAGAAAAGTCAAGAATGATTGCTTGGGGGCACGAAGACGACCCAACCGGATTGAGATTTTCAAAAGTAGATCGGGACAGCAATTATACCGAAGTCACGGACGAAGCTATCGGAGCCTCAGGCAGTAAAACTTACACCGGCACACTTGATCACACTCAAATGTTCGGTTTGGTTATTACAGACGGAACGCAGGTTGTCACGGACGACAAAAACGGAAACCTAACAGGTGACGGAACAGGCACGATAAACTATGCCACCGGCGAGTATTCAGTCACATTCAATGCTACCACAACTGACGCGGTGACGGCCAGCTATCTTTATGAAAACAGCAATACAAACGGATTATCTGATTTCACATATTCCAGCCCGCGAGCAGCAGGCGAAGGCAATATCCAAAGACAGGACGCAATCGGAACCATATCCAAAAATGTTATCAGCTTTGCCAATCAGTTTTTTACCCTGCAAGACAGGGGAAGTTACAATGTTCAAATCGATTCAGACGATACCACCTGGAATAATGACCCATTCAGAACCCAGATAGGAACACCAACATGGAAGGCGAGCATTCCTGTAGCAGACGGCATAATCTTTGTTGACACCTATGATGAAGATAACCCAAAACTGCGCATGCTGGCCTATGACAAATACAATGAGCTGATAATTCCCTACGAGTTGAGCAAAGACAAATTTGATATGAGCGCCTACGAATACGACCAGTGCGCTATGGGTAAAAAGGGCGATTTGGTTTTAATCAGCTGCCGAACATCGAACAGTACAGTCAATAACAGAACAATCGTCTATAACATGAAAAACGGCACCTTTGACGTATTAACTAACGGATACACCTGTTTTATCGAGGCAGACAATAAACTCTATGCAGGCGACAGTTTGAGCCCGAATGTTTATGAAATATTGTCTGGTTATGATGACGACGGTTTTGAAATCGAAGGGGAATGGGAAGGCAAAAACGATAATTTGAACACCGAGCAGTTGAAAAAAGTTAAGCGTTTTCAGATTGAGGGTTATATTTCCAAAGAACAGGCAACTGAAATATGGGCGTCCTACGATAATGACGAATATGAATTATTAGGAACAATTAATGGCAACGGAGAATATGTTGACAAGGGCGGAAGTATTTTAGTCGGCGAACAGTTGGTAGGCGAGCAGAAAGTCGGCGACGGACCGGTTTTGGAAGTCTACCACTACTTGGCCGAAATAAAAATCATGACACCGAAATTTCAAAGAGTAAAACCCAAATTTGTTCCTACCGGTCTAGGCTACTTCGATTTCCGCAAATATAAATTTTCAGATATACGAACTAAGGGACATAAGCTTCCGAAAAAATACAGAACACAGGCGGCTGACGATGAGGAGGAATAAAACAATAAATAATTTTTAAAATAATCGTATGAAAAAATACATTACATTATTTCTATTATCCACTCTCTTGCTTATTGGATCTGCGAGAGCGGAAATCCAAAGAGCGACTTTGTTTAATCCCGATACTTGCGAGAGAAAAGTTGTTGAAATCGGACAACCTGGAATTTTTGACGGCGGCTGGGAGTTGGAAACTCCAAATAATAATTGCGGCAGCGATTTATTGCAGGTTGGCGTTGCCACAGGCGACAGCGATTTACCTCTAACATTAGCCAGTTTTGAAACTACACTTGCATCCAAATTAATCACGTCTGCAACAGAAATGACGTTGACTTCGGCAACCGATGACGACGGGAACACATTAAGCGGTTATTACGGCTTTACCATAGACTCGGGCTCTACCCTGCAGGAATATGTGATTGCCAACTGCACCGGCACGACCTGCACCGGAATGTTGAGAGGCATTTCGGTTGCCGATGGACAGACAGAAGTAACGGCCTTAAAACAAGAACACCGCAGGGGAGCCAGCGTCAAAGTCACGAACCATCCAAACCTCGTAATTATTACCGAAATATTGAACGGAAACGATGGAGTGCCAGCGAAGCTTTATTATGATAGCCAACCAACCTTTTCTGACGACGAAGAAATCATCACTAAAAAATATGCCGATGACTTGGCATTTTCCGGAGCTCCCAACGCTTCAGAAACAGTCAAGGGTATTATCGAAATCGGCACCCAAACAGAAGTTGCCAGCTCTACCGCCACAGGGGGAACAGGAGCCGATTTAGTAATTCCTGCTGATATCGCAACCTCAAGTCCTGATGTTAGAGGGCTCTATATCCCGGTCTCTGAAAATGACGGCTATCTTGATCAGGATTGGCTTGATCTTACAGAGGATTTTTCTTTGAGTGGAAACAATAATTTTAGCGGGACAAATTTGTTCACTGCTTCAACGACTTTAACCGCTACCACATCAATCAGTGCTTCTGACATTAATAACGATGCTTTTATTTTAAATGGAGTGAGTTATCAGTTTCCAGCATCAAACGGAGCTAGTTCAACGGCGCTGATGACAGATGGCTCTGGTTCATTGAGTTGGAATTTATCGATTATAACTCCAGTTATGCTACAAACAACCAGGGATTTTGCTACAAGTTCAGAGGTTATCAATTTATCGCACGGTTTGGGGAGGGTTCCTTCTTATGTAAAGATTTACGGGAGAATGACAGCACCATCAACTATAAACCAAGTTAGTACTGGTTTTTCTGACGGCACAAATAACTATTGTATTTATTCAGACGCTGGAAGCGGAAGTGATACAAGAGCAAGCGGACAAAGCTCTAGTGTGTCAGTTCATTTTGAAGAATATAATACAGTGGGGCCAACCAGGGAAAGACAGGAGGCAGTTGTTACATTTGATGAAACAAATATCATATTTACTTGGACAGAGACAGTAGTAGGGACAGGTTATGAAGGAACAATTTATCTAAGCATTGAAGTTTATTAAGACTATATGTGATGTAAATAATTAAAATATCAACAATATGGCAATTTATGTAGACCCAAACACAGGAAAAATGCAGCAAGGCAAAAGCGGAGCATACACGATACCGATTAATGAATATACGCCTGCTAAAACAGTTCAGGATGATGACTTTTCTAAGTCGGCTTCTGCCAGTGATTCAGCTTCTAAAAACAATATTTCCAAAGTTATCTACAACGCAGACGGCACAAGGGAAGTAGTTGACGAGGTTGACAACTATTACCAGAACAAAAAGCCGATGTCAGACGAAGATTGGCAAGAACAGCAAGACACGATAAAAGAGAATACCGCCAATAAAGTGCAATCAGCTATTGACGCTATCAAGTCGTCTTATGCTTCTGTTTATGCCAGAGCGGCGGAGGAAGCTAAAAACAGGCTCGGCTCAACTGCTACCATAAACGCCCTTGCTGGACAGCGTGGAACTCCATCAGGAGCCGCTAACCGCGCAAAAACCACCGCTTACAACCAGTCGGTTGAAGAAGGCATAACAGCCGATATGAACGCCGAAATTGATAATATCAGGCGCTATTATGAAGGTCTGGAGCAGAATGAAATTCAATATCAGCAACAATTAAGAAGGGAAGATGCAGATAAATGGATTGAATATATGAAAGGCGAGAAAGAAAGAAAACAAACCACGACTAAAGCCAAGCTTGAAGATATTTTAAATATGGGTGCCTCTTTTGACCAGTTGGACGAAGACTTACAACAGGAATACGCTGACCTTTACGGGTATGACATCCCGACCGCTCAAAAGAGCTGGGATTATAAAATTGGCCAGGCATTGGCGGAGAAAGAAGCTAAAGAAGAGGAGGCGAGGCAAAAAGCTAAAGAGCAAGAACTTGCCAATGCCAAATCTGAAGCCGATATTATCAAAACCTATTCTGATATAGAGCTTAACCAGATAGAACAGGAATATAAACAAAATCAAGACAAAACCGAACTTGACAAAACTATGGCGTTAAAGGGGTATAAATATATCAGCACTCCATACCAAAGAGACCAACTTAAAAATCAAGGCTACGATATTGTTGAAGTCGGAGGGAGAACTTACGCCGCTAAGCCGGAAGCAAAAGGAGGTGGGAGCGGGACAGATTCTAATACTTACACTTTGACCCTCGACACATTAAACTCTTCAAAAGGCGAAGACGGATATGTGAGTACAGATGTCTACAAAACTGAAAGGGCAAAAATTAATTCAGTATCAGGTAGAGAAGACTTTGACAAAATGTATGCTTATTTGCTCAACCCCAACGACAAAACAGCCCAGGCGTTTGTTAAAAAAATTGAAGAAGAAGACGAAAACGAAAACCGTTTTACCGCCTCTAATATCCCCCAAGATGTCTTGCTTGACCTTATGGAAGACATTGACGGCGGAGCCTCACTCCAACAGATTATAAAAGCATATCCCGACGTCTCTACATCTTATCTTAATACTCTTTATTACCAATAAAATGGGCAGGATTTACAATTCAAATGCCACAAGCCAAGCGACAGAGACAACTACTGGCAGGGGCAGAATAACAGGCAAGCAACAGGAGAAAGAAGAAGTTGAACGAATATTAAGCGAGACAATTGTTACCGGACGGGTCAATACCTCTACGCCATCGTCAATTATTGAAGAAAAAGATGGTTCAAAAATAAAAAATGTTTTCAGCTGGCTAGGGAAGCAATTAATGAAACCGGCTGGAATGGTAGCCGAAACCTTAGAAACTGGCGCTAACGTGGCTGGCAGTTTTTTATTACCGATATCCGATAAATTTACATTTAAAGAGGGTTTAGCAAGTGCCGGGCGCGAGCTTGTCCAGGGAATGAAAGACATTAAAGACGTGGCCACAGGAGACAAGGAAACGTCCTTTAGTAAAAAATACAAAGAAGACACTGAAACAGTCAGAGATTATTTTGGTATTGACGATAACCAATTTAATAAAATTGCAGATAAAATTATTGGAATAAGTAGTGATTTGGTTATTGATCCGCTTTGGGTTACAAAGCCGGTCAAGGCTGTCAAACAGCTTGGCAGGATCACAAAGCTTGATGAGCCGGTAAAGGCCGCGGCCGAAGCGGTTAAGGATACTTCGGCCATGAAACAAGTCAGAAGTTTGTTTTCTAATACTACCGGCAATAAAGAATTTGACGAGGTGGTCAAGAAGTTCAGACAACTAAAAAATTACAGGGAAGGCGAGTTGATAGATGAAGCTGTCCAGCTCCAAAAAGATATTTCCAAATTCAAAAAATCGGGAATTAAGAACGCAGAAGAATTAATAACCGAAGGTCTGGAAAACCCTGCTTCTTTAAAAGGTGCGTCAACCGAAATAAAAGAAACGGTTAATTCTTTAAAAAACAAATATTCCGGACTTCGCGAGTATGCCAATAAAATCGGTTTGTCCATTGGCGAAATCCAAAATTACGCTCCTCGTATCAGAACAAAAGAAAGTTTATTAAATTCAGTCAAGCAACAATTTGGCTTGGGCGCCAGGGAATTCGGCAAAGGAAGCATTGAAAAAGGACGACAAGCTTTTAAGGGCATGACGCAGAAGCAAATAAGCGAATTGGGCGGAAAATACGCAAATTATTTTGAAAAAAATCCGGCCATCCAGCTTGCCAAGAAAGGACAGATGTATGCCAAGGCAATAACCAGTCAGGAGTTTTCAAATGCTGTTAAGAAATTCGCGGTTAAAGACGGTGTAGAAGTATCCAATCCCATGCTCAAAGGCCTTAAATTTGCCGAGGAACACGCCAAGGTTATTGATAATTATTATCAAGGTATCAAACCTGAAGAGTTAAAGGTTATTACCAAAACCTTTGACACGGTTCAAAACTGGTGGAAAGCCCAGGCGCTAATCAGTCCTTCTTATCATATCAGAAATGTTGCCGGTAATATCTGGAACAACTATTTGGCTAATGTTAATCCGCTCGATTATTTAAAGGCGACAGGAATGCAAACAGCTCCCAAAATAAAGAACTTTTTAGATAAAAAGGGCTTCGTCAAACTTTCTTCTAAAATGGACAGATATACAAGGGATGTAGCAGAAAGCATAAACGAAATGAAAAAGCTCGGGGTGATCGACGAGGGCTGGTATGCAAAAGATATCGGCGAAGAAGTTATTGCCCGAGTTAAGGGTGTCAAAAACTGGAAACAGGGAGTAAATCCGCTTTCACAGCAAAATTATGCTTTCAGGACAAATAAAGCCGTTGGTTCGGCAATTGAAAATAACGCCCGTATTGCCCATTATCTTTCGAAAACAGCCAGCGGGCTATCGCCTGAAAAAGCGGCCGAGAGTGTTAAAAAATATTTGTTTGACTATGGCGACCTCACCGGCTTTGAAAAAAATATCTTAAAACGAGCAATGCCTTTTTACACTTGGACCAGCAAAAATATTCCTCTGCAATTAGAAAACATCATTACCCAGCCAGCTAAATACGCGCTCCCGCATAAAATTATAAAAGAAATTGAAAGCGGGGTAGAACAGCCAAACGAAAAATATATGAGCCCGTATATTCAGGAAAATATACCGGTCAGGATAAGAACAGACAAAAACGGAAACACTGAATATTTCCTATTGGGTATGTGGCTGCCTTATGCCTCGGCTATTGACTTTTTGTCTCAACCATTTGAAAATATAATTAAAATGGTTACTCCACTCTTTAAAACCCCAACCGAGCAGTTTTTTAATAAACAGACATATTTTAAAAATACTCTTGGCGAATACGAAGCAATTGAAGAGAAGGCTGGTCAGCAGGGTGAATTTTTGGGAACCACAATGAGAAACAGAAATATCCACCTGTTAAGAAATATCAGAATATTGAACGATTTGAACAAACTTTACGACAAAAAAGACCCGACACAAGAGCAAAATAGCCTTGGTATCAAATTAATGAACATTCTGTTTGGGAAAGCGGCTACCTATGACGAGAAGAAAGCAAAATATTTTTACAATAAAGATACCCAAGAAAGATTGTCTGATTACAAATCAGCAATTAAATATAATGCAAAAAGAGGTTTTATCGACGAGGTTAAACGACTAAGAGAAGAAAAGCAGGAATTTAAAAAACAAAGAACTCAATAAAATGGACAAGGATTTAATAAAACTCATTTTAGGCTGGATCGTTGTCGTAAGCATATTTTACTTTTTAGCGATCGACAAAGGTACTGCTTATCCAGAAAGCGAATCATGGCCGGAATGCTCCCCTGATTATATGGGAAGTTGTAATTAGACCACACAAATTGAGTCAAAAGTAAACCGGAGAGAAAAGAAATACGGGTAGCATATCTTGTTGTGTTGTATCTTGACACATACTAGATATTGTGATATGTCTTAATTGCTATAAAAAAACCTGACCGTGGGGGTCAGGTTTTAAATCCGGTTGAAAATCCCGGAGCATTTGAAAGTGAGGGGGTGAATAGCACACTACTTGACAAGCTGTCAAGGAAAAAATGCTTATTCCACTTTTTGCTGGGGGATTTTCAAATCCTACCGGTGAAAGGTGTGTGGTGGCTTATGATAATCTAAATTTAAACTCCGTAGGACATTGGTAACTATTCATTAACCTTACATAGAGAAAAGGAGTTTAAACATGGGAAGTAAAACAAAAACAGTGAAACATGTCAGAGACACGCGGACCGGCCGATATGTGAAAAAAGAAGAGGCCACTAGACGTCCGGCAACTACCGTTACTGAAACAGACAAAGTGAGAAGGAAGTAAAATTATGAGGGGAGGTTAAAAGCCTCCCCTCATTTTTTATATGGAGGACTTATAATATGTCTAAAAAAGAGCATGATACCTCAAAAGGAACTGAAGATTCAAAAACAGTCAGGTATATTAACCGTAATGAATCACAAAAAGGCGATAAACAAGTACAAACTGATGAGAGTGTGAAACCAGCACGAGAGACCCAGAGCACTGGTTCAAAAAATAACCCATGAAATTAAGCGAGTATCGAAACACATATTATGAATATACAGGCAAAACGAGCAATGTCACAAGACAACTTGCTTTTGCTGGTATAGCTTTGATTTGGATTTATAAAGTAGGTAATTTTGCGGATGGATCTATACCTAAACAGTTAATTCTGTCATCCGCTTTACTCGCAATATCACTTACACTTGATTTGTTACATTATGTATGGGGTAGTTTTATTTGGGGAGTGTTTTGTAGACAAAAAGAAAAACAGTTAGAAGATATTCTTGAGAATCCTGAATTATCTGCACCAGCGTGGTATAATTGGCCATCTAATCTCTTTTTTTGGTTAAAAATACTTGCAGTTATAATAGCGTATTACAGTTTAATTAAGTACTTTATAATCAATTATATTTGATTAATAAATTACAATCTTAAAAACAGCATAACACATTTTGCGACGCCACCAGTTTATCTAACTGAACAAAAACCCTCAAAATGGCATATATGACCACTTGAGGGTTTTTCGTTTGCTCAGCTTAAGATTATATAGGGTTTTGGGGGTGCTGATAAGCCACTAATTGAAACAAAATTTTTAAAACCATCCATAAAATTTATTTACTCTCCAAAAGCCCGATAAAGGGCTGATGGACAATAAACTAATTTATTGTAAATTCTTTACCTTGCCACTTGAAAATTTGGTTTCCTTGATTCTGATAAGGGATAATAAAGTAGTCGCCTGCTTCTAAGTTAATGTCAAAGACGTGAAAAGTGTAGTTGCCTTCATCTACATATTTATCGACTAGATTTCCGTTTAAGTCAAAGACCAATAAGCCTGCTTGACCCATATATCCGCCTAAGAATTGAATTTTACCGTCATAATAGGTAAAATTGCTTACTCTTTGCTGAAGGATATGAATCGGCATAGAACCTCCACCAGCGCCATTTAACGGCTCGCTAGGCTCTTCTGGCTCTTCTACTTCATTATCCACGCAATAACCGACCCATTCCCCCGTGGTTTCACAATTCTGGCTCCAATGCATGCACCACCCCCAGAAATACCAATCACAAACATCTTGGCAGACTGTTTCCTCCACATAGCCGCCAACATAAGTCTGACCCTCTGGACAATCTGGTTGTGTTGCAGCTATCGCAATAGATGAGACGACGAGCAAGCTCATTACCGACAGCACTACAATAGTTTTCTTCATACATTTTATGTTAATTATTATAAAGGTGAGGGAGAGTAAAACCCTCCCACAACCTTTTATTATGGCGATAGCCCCAGCCGGAGCCAGAAAGAACTTGTAAAAGTTCAGACGTCGCCAATTTTTTAATCATTAGCTGTCATATTTTTAAAACTAAATTTTAATATCCTTTCGGCCGGGGAGTAATGCCAGCGTTCCCATAGGGGTACTTTTACAACACTACTCCCTGCCAAGATCACATAGTGCCGTCCTTCTCTTGGATAAAGGGCGACCGAAAAGATATTAAGCTACAAATTATCAAGTTCCTCCAATTTTATTTTTCCGCTTAAAAGATATTCTAAAACAGTGCAATCGGCGTATCCATATTTCTTCGCCAAAATTTTAATCTTCCTTTTTGTCTTTCTTGTTATACCTATTGTTTCTATTTTATCCCTCATATATTCAATATACTCAATATAGATACCTATGTTCAATATAGGGCTCCCTCTAAATCTTCACCCCCGAATAATTTTTTATGCACTTATCCCCAGGCTAAAAAACAAATCATTAAAAGAAAAAAAGAAAATTATATTCGGTGCGCGTTAGTTTATCGGTCGCCATCAATTACAAACTTAATAGAAAATTTATAGTTGGCGGAGACAGAAATGTTTTAAAATATAGTCGCGGAGGTGGGGGTCGAACCCACAATCTCTGGCTTATGAAACCAGCGAGTTGCCTTTTCTCTACTCCGCTAAATAAAAAACCCATTCAGAGCTACTGCACGGACAACCTCGGAAAGGGGTTGGAGTCCTTGTAAGAACTCACAGTAGCCTTGAATGGATTTTCTATTTTTCCGATTTGTTCCGTCATATTTAAACTTGTTAATTTATAATTGCAGGAGAAAGGTCGAAAACCCCTGCAACTGTCCCACATGGTTAGCGTCGGTGTTATCCACAACGGATAACAAGAGAACACTTTAATTATAGCATACCTGCGGAGTCTGTCAACTGGTTGCCCAATAATTACAATATGTTATACTAAAGCCGTATGGCTTATCTCGTAAAATATCAATACAGCAAAGCAAAAAAACAAGTTTTTAATGGAGTGCGCTACGACAGCGGCTTTGAAGCCGGTTATGCAAAAGAACTCACGCTGAGGAAAATGGCTGGCGAGATAAAAGATTTTGAAGCTCACAAAGGAATTGACCTGATAGTCAATAACCATAAAGTCGGGATTTATTACATAGATTTTGTTGTCTATAACAATGACGATACTATTACCTATGTGGAGACAAAAGGCTACCCGACACCAGTTTGGAAATTAAAATGGAAGATATTTGAAGCGATGTTCGCTGACGATCCGAATGTCAGCCTTGAACTTATCATGCAGAAGCAATTTAAAATGCGTTCTGCAAAACGCCTAAATTGACCTATTTATTCCCGTCCTTTCCCTACCTTTTAAAAATCCCTCGTCCTACATTTTAGCCAAAACAAAAGGAGGCTGGCTAATGTGGGAGACTTTTAAACGGCAGGTACTTGGTAGATCAAAAAAGAAGAAGAAACAAAGTAAAACCACCATCGCTTATTACAACGGCAGACCTTTTTTAAAAATCATAAACGGCAGAGTTCATATTTTGCAAAAGAAGAAGCCCCGCTAACCAGAGGCTAACGGGGCGAGCTGTGAGCCTACAAGAGGTTATGGCGGTTTTCACTTCCGCCGTCTCTTGTGGGTTCGGAGTTGGGTTTTTGAGCTTTGTTCTTTAGGGACGCAAAAAACATTTCTTTGTCGATGAGCCATATGCCGCCGATTTTAAAGCTACCGGCAATGTTTCCCTGGTTTAACTGCTGATAAGCCCATTTTGGACTTACCCGCAGAAGTTCAGAGAGTTCACCGACAAACAGAAAGGGACTGGACATAAAAACCTCCTGTCCCAATCCTCTCAACACTTTTTGTTATTACCCTAAATTTTTATGCTCAAAACCTCCTCCTATCTTTAAGCGTACAAATTTTAACATAAAAATTGCACATTTTAAAGGAGGTGATAATCGTGGCTGTTTACAAGAGGCAGCTTAAAAAAGGTTTAAGGTGGTGGTATAAATTTGATTATAAAAATATCACCTATAGTTCTAAGGCTGAATATTTAACAAAGGTTGAAGCGCGGAAGGGTGAGGCCGAAAGACTGGCAAATCTAAAAAAACAGAAACAAGAGAAGATTTCTTTTTTAAATCTTTGTAATCTACGTCTTGACCTCATTAAAACCAAGTCTGATTACTATTACCGGGATCATCAACTTGTTTTGCGGCCGTTGATAAAAAAATGGGGAAGATTAGATGTCAACGGCATTGAAAAGAAAATGGTTATTGCTCATTTTACTGATATGTCAAATGAATTGGCGAAGCGGGGAAAGGATAACTATCTCGTTAATAAATCCATCCGTATATTAAAAGCGATGTTTTACTGGGCGATTGATGACCTGGAGGTAATGGACAAAAACCCAGCCAAGATAAAGCTTTTTCCGATTGACAGAAAATTAAAGTACATTCCGCCTGACAAGGATATAAAAATTGTTTTGGAAAAATGCAACGAAGAGCAAAAAAGGCTGATAAAATTTGTGATGGATACCGGAGCAAGAATAAGTGAAGCTTTGAGAGTAGCTGATACTGACTTTAAAAACGGTTTTGTGGTTCTCTGGACGAGAAAAAATAAGCGAGGCGACCTTATACCCCGTTATGTGCCTTATAAGCCTGATTTTGAAATAAAAGATGGTAAAATTTTTTACAGCTGGACTGGATACCCCAGGTTTCTTGAAATGGCTTGCAGAGAGGCAAAAATCAAGCTTTTTGGCTGGCACGCTTTACGGCACAGATACGCTTCTAAACTAGCAAATGAAAAAATGCCCTTAATCCAAATCAGAGACTTGCTTGGCCATCAGGATATAACAACTACAAATATTTATTTGCAGTCGATTCTTGGTTACGATTTTGCCTCTGATTATAACAAAAACATGTATTGTTAA